GTTACAAATTATCGGTGCCGCTCAAGATGTGCCTACCGCCGACCAGAAGGTACTGATTGTCGGTCAGATGTTGACCGGATCGGCAACCGCAGGGCAGGTCTCCCGCAACGTTGGCGATTCCAATCTTGAGATCAACAACTTGTTTGGACGCCGTTCCCATGTGGCTGGTGTCACTCGCCGCTTTAAGGTTATCAACAAACGTACTCAGCTCGACGTATTGCCGCTTGCAGATGCTGGCGGGGCTGTTGATGGTACTGCATCTGTTGTATTCACAGGAACAGCAACTGCAGCAGGTCGAATCTTTGTCTCTGCCGGTTCTCAGAACTTGCACAGATACGCTGTTGATATCACGGTGGGGCAGACTGCCGCTCAGGTGGCTACCGCTGTTGAAGCTTTGTTTGACGCAGACGCAGACGCTCCGTTCACGGCTGCCACTTCGACCGCTACCGTCACATTCACAGCCGAGAATGGTGGAACTTTGTCCAACTTCTGGGCAATGCGCGTAGAGGGCTCTGTCGCTGGAATCTCTTACACCCTTAACGGCTGGTCTGGCGGCGCGACTGATCCAACCCTTACCAACGTACTCGATGCGATTGGAACAGAGCGTTATCAGACAATCCTCTGGCCCAGTAACTACGACCTTACAGTGGTCGAGGCTTTGCTTAACTCTCGCTTTAACGCAAGTAATGACATCCTTGATGGTGTAGCTTGTCAGATTAAGCAGGACACGCTTAACAACCTCAAGACTTACTTTAACCAGAACTCTCAAAGTATCTGGGGTACTGGCGATAAGGCTATTGACGAGGACGACCGCAAAGGCAGTATGTTCTTTGAAATGCCAGATATGCGAGCAGCTGATAAGTGTGCATTACGCTCTTTGCGGTTGACACCAAATGCGCCGCTTACACAGTTCCTGACCACGGTTGCCCCCGGCGATCAGTTTGGAAGCGACAGCCTAGCATCTTTGCCATACTTTAATACATTGCTTCCGAATGTCACGCCTCCACTGGCTGCAGACGAGTGGAGCCTTGAAGATCAGGACGAGCTCAGAGACGCCGGGGTAAGCGTAGACGGTCCTAACCGTGCTTACAATGCATCCGTCATGGGCGAGCAGGTCACCACATACCTGACAGACAATGCCGGAAACGCAGACGATAGCTACAAGTTCTTGAACTACGTTGATACTATCAGCAAGGTTCGTGAGTACTTCGCTGTCAACGCTAAGGCAAAGTATGCTCAGACTCGACTTACCGACGGGGATAGGCTTGCTAATCGTGACATGGCTAATGAGCCTAGTATTCGAGCCGACTTCAACGGATGGTATGATGACCTGGCAAGGCTTGCCCTTACCCAGTTAGGAGCAGAACAAGCTACGGATTTTGACGAGAACTTGAATATCTCACTTGATGTGAGAGCTGGAACAGCAACGGTTGATTGCGCCCCCCTTCTCGTCACCCAATTGAGAGCAGTCCTCGGCACGATTGCCGTTAACTTTGGAGGCTAGAAATGAGCTCACTTAGCAACCCTCAATTAGAGATCAATAATATTGTTGTGGCTATCAAGCCTAACTCTCTTTCGTATAAAGACGGTTGGGGAAACATTAACCAACGCGCCCAGTCTGCCGGAGGCAACTCTATCGAGCTTATCGGTAGTGAAGATGCGGAGACTAAAAAGGGCATGGTCAAGTTCATGATGTACACGACCAAAGAGAATGTAGACCTTCTGAGTACATGGCTTAGACAGAGCCGAGAGGCAAACGGTAACGCGATCCGTCTCTCTGAATCTGGGTTTACCCGTTCTTTCCCTCGTATGAAAATCCTTGAAGAGCCAGAACGTAGCGTCGGATCAGATGGTGAATTTGAAGTAATGTTCGAAGGACTCCCCGCTCTCAGGTAGTCTCACAACAAGCGGGGCGTGTGGTTTGATTCCACGCGCTCCGCGCCTGATAGCAATAACTTATAAACAAAAAGGAAAACCTGATGAGCGAAATTTTTACACACACACTTAGCACACCGCTTGTAGAAGCGAAGGGCGCGGACTTTGAAAAGTACTACGAACTCACATTTAAGGCTCCGAGCTACAATGACAGAGAACAGGCAACCCACCTTTCTCAGGCTACAACGCGTGCATTGCTTGCCATGATGAGATCTCCTCTATTCAAAGGTGGATCAGCTAAAAGCAAAGGAGACGGCCCCGACAAAGGTAACGAATCCGACAAAGACGACGCCATGGACGCAAAAACTGTGCGTATAATTTTGATGGGTTCTGATCAGGACTTTAACGAGATCAGAGACATGTTTATTGATCTTGCATGTAGGGTCGGAGAAATTGACGAAGGGAACAGCCTTACTCGAATGATGTTTAGCCGTCTTGAATTGGAAGAAGTCGACATGATGTGCTGCGGGTATATCGCTTTTTTCATCATGCCCTCCGTACTTTCGGAGATGAACTAGGCTCGGAGGTCATTCACGAACTTATCTGCCAGCTTTCATTTAATTCCGTATACGGAGGCGGTTTTTATAGCACGGCTGTAAATATGCCCATAGACCAGCTTCTAGAAACAAAAGTCAACGCTGACAAGATTATAGAAGAAATCAACCGTAAAAACAAAAGTAGTAAAAATGGCCTTTAGCGTATCTTACATATATGAGTTGGTTGATAAGTTCTCTGGCCCTGCCAGCAAGATAGAGCGCAAGACTCAGAGGCTTAAGCGGTCCGTTAATCGGGCCGCTGCCTCTATGCGCAAAAATATGCAGAATTTTTCCGATAGTACCGCCAATGCTCAAAACGCTATTGGTTCATTGGGTGCTGCCGTCGCAGTGGAGAAGCTAGTCAGTTCTTCTTTAGAGATGGAAGACGCTCTGGCTGATATCGCGAGAGTATCAGACCTCTCCGGTGATTCTTTGGGGCGGTTTAGAACAGAAATAGAAACCCTTTCTGACAAACTTGGCAAGAGTAGTGTCGGCTTAGCTCAAATTGCATTTGAGGGCAAAAAGCTTGGCACAACCGATGATAACCTTCTTAAGTTTGTCAACAACGTTGTTAAAATGGCTGTCGCGTTTGATATGGCAGAAAGCGAAGCTGGAAGGGCAATCGGATCTATTAAGTCAAAAGTGAATCTTTCCATTGAAGATATTTCCAAGCTAACAGACTCAATCAACTTTCTCGCCGACAACACAACCGCAAACGGCAGAAATATGATAAATATAATTGAGCGTATATCTGGCTCAATGAAAACTATAAACGTGCCACCTGAAGCGATAGCCGCGCTTGCTTCATTCGCGGATCAGCTAGAGACTTCTCCAGAGCTTGCAGCATCCGGTATCAACATGATGATGAATCGCATGATGAGAATGCCCGGCATGATGAAGAAACTTCTTAGCGATCCACTTGGAACAGTAAGAAACGAACTTCAAAAGCTGGCAGACATGCCAGAAAGTAGGCGCGTAGCAGTTATTTTTAAGAGATTCGGAGACGAGGCAGGAAGATTCGTTTTAAAAGCTTCGAGTGGAATGGAGAAGTTTGACGATACAGTCAATAAAGCCTTCAGCACTGGTGCAATCGGATCAATGGACAAGGAGATGAAGAATAGAGCTGGAAGAACGAGTACGGCTCTCAGTGTGGCTCTGGAGTCGATGACAAACACTTTCTCAAGATTAGGTGACACTCTAAAGCCTGTCATTGTTCCGATAGCAAATGGAATGACTGCTATTGCAAAAGGAATCAGAGAGTTTGTGGTCAACAATCCAAAGATGGCAAAATTTATCACTATGATGATTGGCTTGGCTGCAGTAGCCTTGCCGATAATAACGGTGTTAGGTTTTATGTCTGGAGCTTTTGCGGCAATTATAAGCCCCATAGGTCTCATTATAACTGGCATAGCCACAACTATAGCCTTATTCTCTTCTATGGCCTCAGAGAATGAGAGCATGGCAAATGCCCTCGGAAAACTTTGGGACGCATTGAGTGTATTGGTTGAGCCGTTTGGCTTAATTTTTGGGATGCTTCCAGAGGGAACCGGTTTTGTTGATGCTCTGGCATGGTCCATAGGGAAGCTTGCTGACCTGCTTAACATTTCCCTAACGCCACTTCGAGCAATGGTAGGGCTTTTCAAGCCTTTGTTGAGCGGAACCGGAGGACTTGCAGACGGACTTTCTAACTTTGGTGGGGCATTTTCGGAAGGCTTCGGATCGCTTAAGTCTTACTTCGGTTTTGGCGGTGGAGAGAATGTAGCGGCTCAAAGCGCAGCCGCAACTAGCAACAACTTGAACGGTCGCGTTGTTGTAGAGGCAAGGCCAGGATCACAAGTAAGCTCTGCCACACTTGAAACTACTGCCCCCGGAAATCTTGGAATGAATATAGCCGCCGCTGGAGCGTACTAATGGGATTTTTTGAGAAGCTACACCCTGCGTCATTTAAAGGCGTTTCCTTTTCTGTTCCGTCTGAATCAGAGTCAGGAGGCAAGAAGATTGCCGAGCATAACTATCCCGGCAGCGATATCAGGAACAATGAAGAGCTTGGTACTTTGCCGCCCTCATTTAGCCTTGATGTCATTATTCACGGTGAAAACGTTGATGATAGACGCAGAGCACTAATTAGAGTCTTGAACTCTCCCGGCAACGGGACTCTCGTTCACCCCGTGTATGGCTCTATTGATGTTTTAGCTACAAGATATAGCGCGTCTAGTGATGATGGGAACGTCGGCATTGTCCGCATGAGCATAGAGTTTTCCACCTCTGACCCTGCTGCAAGCCTTAACCCAACAGGCACGTTGGCAAATGGTGTCAGCGCGGCTGCAGCAGACTCTAGGACTCAGGCGGGTAATATATTTTCTTTCAACTACAATGAGCCAGCAACGAACAACCAATCGCAAAACGCTGCAACAAAAACAGACTCAATATACGACCAGGTATTTGAGAGGATTTCTTCGGTTGTGAACCCGGTCCAAGACGGTATCAGTGATTTTACAAGAGTGGTAAACGAGAACAGGAGAAGAGTTTTTTCTATCGTTAGGAAGGCTCAGAGTCTAAAGGACTCCTTGATGTCTCTTTATGACACCGCTCTGACTGTTGTTAACACGCCAGCTGACTTGCTCAGAGAATGGCAGGACTTGATAGACTTTGGATTTGATGAACCTGCGGGAAAGACTAACACCGTAGACAGAGCCCTTATAGAAGAGAACAGGATTACTTTGAATGATCACACCCGCGTTAATGCTCTGATAAACACGATGGAGTCAGCGGCTCATTCAGACTTTCAGACTGACACCGAGCTTGACGAGACAAGGCAGGTGATAGAGGACGGATTTCGAACCATAGTGGACGAAGGGGATCCTTCTAGCATAGTTTTTAACGTCGAGTTACGTGCATCTCTCAACGATTTGCGGAATAAAACTCGTGAAGTACTAGACCAGAAAGAAAACACGGTCTGGCGCATTGACAGTTTTAAGACCGCTAATACGTCCATGTCTTTGATTACTTATGACCTGTATGGAAGCATTGACCGACTAGAAGTTGTGCAGAACCTTAATTCAAGACAGAACTTTGCACACATAAACAATGAGACCTTGAGGGTGGTAAGCTAATGGCCCTTACTGTTGAAGTAGACGGGACTCGATACAACCAAGCAATTTCTATGTCCGTTAAAAGGTCTATAGAAAATGCAACCGGCTCTTTTTATCTCACCACATCATCGCAAGAGGACAACCTGATACCTGTCAAAAGAGGCAGCAGAATACGTATATTTGCCGACGACCAAGTTGTATTGACTGGCTTTGCTGAAACCGTAGCCGTCCAGTATTCAAGCACGACTCACACCATTAGCGTGTCTGGGCGAGACGTAACTGCGGATTTGGTAGACAGCTCTGTCATAAACGCCTTAGAATTCCAAGGCCCAATAGAATTTACATCGATTATACGATCTGTTTTAGACAGCCTGAACATGCAGTCAGTTGGGATTGTTAACGAGGCAGGAACAATTGAACCATTCACAGAGATAGATTTTGTTTCAGCGGATGTCGGGGAAAGGGCCTTTGACTTCCTTAATCGATACGCCTCTAAAAGGCAGGTACTCTTGACCACTGATGGCAGGGGCAATCTTCTCATAGTCAGAGGGCGAGGCTCTAGGCTTCCGGTTAGACTTGTGTACGGTAAAAATATATTGTCAGCAATGGCATATTATGACGACACAGGCCGGTTCAATAGATATACAATACAATCGCAGCTAAACCCTTTGAATCTCGATTCTAGCGTAGCCCCAGAGGCTATAGCAGACCAAAACGGAGAGGCTGTCGATAGCGCAATCAGGAATAGAAGAGTATCTGTTATGGAGAGCTCGGCGTCTATGGAATCAAGCGATTGCATAAGGCGCGCCAACCTCGAAAGCAACTTGAGACGGGTCAACGGGTTTAATTACACGGTAACCGTTCAAGGCCATTCGATACCAGGATTCGATGGGATATGGACAACAAATAGGTCTGTTGA